GACTTTGAACATCTTGGTATCTTACCTCTTACCATGAAATAACTAAATCTATTACAGGTGTCCAAGATAATTCCATTTAATTTGAGCCTACCATAGATACAGAACGATCATCTACATCTTGAGGAATTTCTGTTGCACCTACAATATTTCTTGAAGCAGTTATATAACCTGAACTTACACCAAAACTGTTTATTGCTTTTACTCTTACATTATATGTAGCATCATCAACTGCATTAAGTAATTCATGTCTTAACTGTGTACCATTAGAAATAATTTTAAAATTACTTTCTGTGCTTTGTTTAGCTTCAACTTGATAGTATTGAACAAATTTATCTGTACTAGCACCTATTAATATATTTAATCTAGTAAGTACGACACCATCAGCATATTCAATCATTTCATCTGTTAAAGTAATTGAAGCTGGTGTTTGTATTGAAAAAGGGCTAGGCAAATTAGTTGTAGGTGTACTAGCAACTTGTCCTTTAGTAATCCATGTATAATGTGAATCTTGATGTTCTACTAAATTAAGATTAATAGTATAATCCTCATTAAAAGTCATAGAAAGAACTCTAAATGCTTTATTCGTAAATCCTAAAGATGTTAAAGAAATATTAACTATATCCCCAATGTGTAATTCATAGGCTTTAAAACCACAATTAATAGATAAACCTAAACTTTCCCTACTTCGTCTTAATATAATTTCTGCCATTTCCTCTGCTTGATATGGAGATATAATAGTTTTAAAATCAAATCTGCCTTCTAATAAAAAACCACCATCAGCAGTTTTCATAGTTGCATGTTTATCAGCAGTAGCATATCCACTATCATCAATAGCTGGATACTGTATTTCATCAACCTGATAATTTCTTTCAGGGTTAATAAAAGAAACAATAACTCTATTATATTTAGAATTTTTAGTAGGAGAAGCTAAACTATATCCACCTAATATATCATCTTCATTTAAGCTAACAGAAGCACTGCCTGTTGTTTCTATAACTAATTTATACTTACCTTGAACAAAAGGTAAATAACCTCTCATACCTCTTATAAGTTCTCTAACATTATCTAAAACTTTTTTAGAAGTATCTATTACTGCATTAGTATCAAATATATTAATATCACTTGCACCTGAATATGGTGTGACTTGTGTTTCACAAATTTGAGAAGCATCATAAAAACTTTGTAAATCTAAACTTGATGTTGCAATACCTTTTCCATATCTTTCATTTCTTAAATAATCTAATAAACAAAAAGCTGGATTAGTAGAAAAAGATGCAGTTTGCTCTGATAAATTAGATGCTAATGTGATAATCTTTTTACCTTTTATTTTAGCTTGAACTACAGGAATACCACCGAACACATCTTGATTCCATTTAAACCTTAAAGCTAAATAACAAACTCCTGATAATTTATGATTACTTCCCCATGAAGATAAAGTTGATAATAAACTAGAAGCTGATTGTCCATCTGTTCCAAAATGAGGTTCTATTATTATTGTGCTTTCTGCTGAACCATTTTCTTCAGTAGGGTCAGCTTTAAAAAAATTACTATCAGAACTTGCTACATTTCTTTGAACATTATCAGATAAGGCACCATCAAAGCTTACAACTTTATCATCTATTTTTATTTCTTCTATTGAATTTATTTCTCCCTCACATAATACTAGGGCTACATATAAGTAAGTATTATCTGTTCCTGATGTTTCTATAAACACTCTAGTTACACCTAATAATCTTTCTCCATAAACTACAGGAATACAAGCATTGTTAGATTGTTTATTTAATAAGATTCCTCTTTCAGTTTCTTCAAAATCATTAGTTCCAAAATCAGGTACATCAGGTTTCATTGATCTTGAAAATAACCAACCTATAGCAAAGACACCTAAAGCAACATAAGGATTAAAGTTTCCACTTACAATACTAAAAACAGAACCTATTACATTTTTTCCTTTATCAATAATTTCTCCTGGAGATGGACACATAATTATAACCTTTTCTTAAATATATGACCCACTTTATCAAATTTTAAAAATTCGTAAAGTTTCGCTACACCTTTTGTATTTATTTGAACACTACTTGCTGGGCAAAATTCTTTAGCACCTTTTAATCTAGCCCATTCTTCTGCTTCTTTAATTAATCTTATAGGAACTCTTAAACTTGTTCTTTCTTTAGCATCTACAAATAAAGCTAAATCATTACAAATTAATTGCTCACTAAAAAAGAATTTAGTTAAGTGAACTATAATTCCACCTATAATCTTACCATCTTTTTCTGCTACCCAACCCATTCCTATAAATGGATTATCCATTAAATAGTTAAGAGTTTCTTTAGTCTTTCTTTCATCAAATAATAAATAACTATAAGAACCCTCTTGCCACATTTTAGCACCTAGTTCTACTATTCTATCTAAATCTTCTTTTTCCCATCTTCTTATCATTATTCAGCACCCCATTTTATATCTAATACAGTTTGACTAGAAAAATCCATACCTACATCTGTACTAAAAAATCTTTGTTGTGAATTATTATTAGTTTTTCTGCCAGCTTTCTTTTCAAAATCTGCCCAATGAGATACTACTATTAATTTTAAATTAGATTGTGTTTCAGTTTCTGTTATCTCAAATGTATCTACATTACCTTGATATAATAATATAGGGTCAGATATTAAAGCATTAGATGAATTTAATAATCCTCTAAAAATACTTACAGAAACATTAACTATATTTTCATTAAGAACAGTAGATATAAAAGTTTGATCTGCACCTGATAAAGATATGCTTAAACTAGATTTAGATATATCTGTTTGTTCTTCAAAAGAAGAAGCACCTACTAAAAAAGGAGAAGCAGTATAAGTAACACTAGAACCTGATATAGAAGAAGTTAAATTAAAACTACAATCTGTTATATTTACAGGAGTAGAAAAATCTATATTTAATAAATGAACAGGTCTAATTTCCCTTGTTAATAATTCATTTTTTACTGCTGTTGATAATACTCTCGTCATATTTCTCGTAAGTTGTTCTAATTAGCTTTTCGCTTTGTTCTATCATAATAAAACTAAAACTTCCATCAGGAATAGTATTCTGTTTTAAATTGTTTTTTTCTGTATCTATTTCTGATTCATCTACAACTTTTTCAGCAATAAAATCAGCAGTTACATGATGCCTTACTAAATATTTTGTCATTTATTATAATGTTTCTTCTACATCTAACTCGAATTGATATAATAAGGCTCCATCTTGTGCAGTTCCTATAGCACCAAATTCTTGAATATCATTTGTTAAGTGAACAGTAAAAGGAATATTATCATAAGTAACAACTGAATCATTTGCTAAAGTAGAAACTAAAGGTGGTTCTATTGTAACTGTTGAAGCATTACCAGAAGCTTGTACATCTTCTACAATCATATAAACTTTTGTATGCGAAGCAAATTTAATAAAATCTCCAGCTTTAAAGGCATTAGGATTATTATTTGCATGTCCATCTACTGCTATAGTTGTATCTCCTACTGTATGAGCACCATTAACTAAAACAGTACCAGATTCATTACCTCTAGCATCTTCAAGTTCTGGTGGGATTATAGTAAAGTTTTCTTTACCTGATCTTTGCTTAACAATAAAAGCCATAAGTTGTCCATAAACATCTGCTCTAGTTCCTGTAATAATCTTAATAGTAAAAGCCCATCTTTGATTATCTATTTGTCTAGATAATTTTTTACCTGATAAAGATTTAGATATAATAGTATTTTGAATTGATCTTATTCCTAAAGTTTCAAATTTAGCTGATGATATTGGAAAAGCACCTGACATTAAATTAATTCTCCTCTACCTTTTTCTGCTAAAGCATTATTTATTATTCCTGTAATAGTTCCTCTATTTTCTTGTAATGCTTGACTAAACCCTCTTGAATCTATTGTATTAATGTTAAAATTGACATTAACACTTTTACCACCTGAACCTCTAGCATTTTGTGTAATCTGTCCTGTAGAGTTAGGTACAAACATTTCTGGCCCATTCTCACCCACTATAATAGGTTGTCCTTTAGATACTGCTCCACCTTGAGCAAAACCACCCATGCCACCTGTAAAAAAACTTAATACTGCTTGTCTTTTCATTTCTGTCGTATTTTTTCTCATTAAGTTATTTTGTTTTGCTAACTCGTCTGTTTTTTGTTTATTTAATGCTATATCTATTACCATTCTTGCAGTCATCTCTATAAGATGTGCTAATATATTAACCATTATTTGTTGTGCCATCATTTTAAAAGTTTCCATTAAATCTTTTCCAAGTACAACTGATTCTGCTAAAGATTTAGACATTTTAGTAATACCAGCATTTATACTTCTAGCAATAGTTCCACCTATATCATTAAATTTTTTCTTCATATTTTCTAAAGCATTAGCATTAACATCAACAAATGATTGTTTAAGAACTTTAACTTGAAATAATACTTTATCCATAAAAGTAGATTCAGGAATAGCTTTTTTAATATCCATTCCCTCATGTATTTTAGAACCAGGTACATCAGGAAATTTCTTTTCACTTTCTAACAAACCTATTTCTCTTAATTTTTTAACTATCTTATCTAATTGTGAAAGTAGAAGTGCAGCACCACCTATAATAAGATTTCTTCGAGTTGCTAAATTAAATTTTCTCATAGCCATTGTAGCAATACCTATTGCAGTTGCTAAATTATAAAAGAAAGTGACTAACTTAAATGCTATTAATATTTTTAAAGAAGCTACTATTAAATTTAAATTTTCTTTTAAAAATTTTAATACTTCTACTGTTCCTCTTACTGCAGTTGCTAAACCTTGTCCTATAGTTCTAGCAAACTCATTAAAAGTTTCTTCATTTGTTTTTATAAAGTTATCTAATGCTTGAAATTGTATTTTAAGTTCTTCAAAAAAACCAGCATCTAATATAGATCGTTTAAGATTAAAGAATGAATCTCCAATCATAGACATAGTACCCTCAAAAGTTTTTGCTAACTCGTCAGTAGCCTTTCCATATTTACCACCTTTACCAAATATCTTTTGAAAAGCATCTGCAGTTTCTTCTACTGTAACTGTAGCACCAGCTTTAAAACCTAACATAGCTTTTACACCACGATCTCTAAATAGGTCTGCCGCACTTATACCAGCACTCATTGATCTTTGAATTTGTTCAGCAGTAGTTCTAAAATCTAATCCTGTTACAGCGGCAACATTCCCTGTAATCTCCATAAGGTTTGCAAGTTCTTTAGCATCTTTAGAAACAACTGATAATACTCCTGAACCAGCTTGTATTTCTTCTAGAGAAAAAGGAACCTTAGAAGCAAATTTTGCCATCTCATCAAAAGCTTTAGAACCCTCTTTAGCAGTTCCAAATAAGAATTTTAATCTAACTTGTAATCCCTCTATTTGTTTTCCTGTATTAACTAATGATCTAATTGCTAATCCTGTACCTAAACCTATAAAAGCATTTTGTAAGTTAAAGACTGCACTCTTAACTTTAGATAAATTACCTTGAACACTATTTAAAGCTTGTTTTGATTTATCTCTTGCTACTACATCTATATTAAGTCTTTGATTTGCCATTATTTATAATTCCTTGCTTCTGCTAATGCTTGCTTTGTTTTATACCCATCTTGTTCTTTTTTCAAGTAAGCTAACCATAAATTATAATGACTAACAGGCATGTCTAAAACTTCTTGAATTGTAATGTGTAATCTATCTGCTACTACTAAAAGCGACCTTATTTCAGTGTCGCTATCTACTTTTTTTCTGCATCATCATAGTTAGTATCTAAAAGGATTTGATTTGCTATTGTAGATATAACATTTGAATCAGCTTTCTTTCTTAATGCAAACTTATCTTCTGGGCTAAATGCTTTAATCATTTCTCCCTTATCATCTTTAACTTGTAATTTCATTATAAGTAAATCAACAAGAATAGTTAAATCTTGAAAGTTATTAGACTTTTTAAAGATAATGTTTTTTTCTTCAAGGGTTAATGGCTCTGAATAGAATACACTAGCATTTCCATGCTCATCTTTCCACTCCTCTACTTCAATAGTGATAGTTTTAAGAGTTTCAAAATGAGATTTAACTCGATCTATTACTGACATAAATTAGGATTATACAGTTGCTCTAGTTAATGCTCCTGTACCTTGAAAAGTAACAGTTCTTGAAACGATTGCGTCCATTGAGTTATTAACTGACATTCCTGTAATAATACCTGAACCAGAAAATTTTTCATCTCCTGAAGCATTACCCTCTGGTAATAAAATAAAAGCTATAGAAGTTCCAGCAGTTAATGTTTGTTGTGGAGAATCAGTTTCATCATAATTCATTTCTAAAGTTCCTGAAAATGATGTTCTGCCACTTACAAATGATTTTGTTGAATCTGTTAAAGCTGTATCTTCTACAACATCTGCAGTTGTTTCAAGTGTAAATGATGTTAGTTCCCCAACAGCAGTTCCACCAGCAGTGACTACGCCTTCTTTTCCGTGATGTGTTGCCATTTTGTTTCCTTGTTAGATTTAGTTGGTTTATTTTCTTTTTCTTGCTTATAGCCTAATGCTACAAAATTTTCAAGTTGAGTTTCATTAATAATAACTTCATTCCCATCTTTATATAATTTAATATCTTTAGCCATAAGTCCTTTTACTATTTATCTTCTTCCTCGTCAAGTTCATTGAACTCATCTAATTCAGGAAAATCTTCAATATCTTCATCAGTTTCATCTTCTTTAAAATTGTCTATTTTTCTTCTTGCGTCCATACATAATAAAGAAATTTCATCTACAAGCTTTTCGATATTATCTATCTTCTGTTCTACTTGATCTATTACTTTATCTGCTTTAGCCATTATGGTGTTCCTGATTGATATTCATACATACATCTAATAGTCATTCTAATTCCACCGATAGGAAATAAGCTTCCCTCATCAGTTTCTACTTGTACTACCTCTGTATCTAATGCATTACTGTTTCTTGTAATATCTGTTTCTATTGCAGTTTCAATAGCTGTTATAAGTTCGTTTCTTTTA